TTTCGTGCGCTTGGCAATGGATTATCACGCGAAAGTGCCAGCAAATTCGCTGGTATTGGGCGGGAGACGCTGTCGAGATGGGAAAAGCGGGATGCTACTTTCGGGGCTAAGCTGGCTGAAATTGAAGCGGCGTGGGAATTGCAAATGGTAGAGGCGGCGACGGAAGGCATTGCAAAGCAACCCAAGCTGGCCGTTGATTTACTGGAAAGGCGACGGCCAAGTTGGAATCGCGAAGCGCAAGCGGCGCAAGTTGCTGGTAATCAACGGAATACGATTGCGCCACAACTGGTGATAGCGCTTTGCAACGTGCCGGAAAAACACGTTAAGTTCACGGAGAAGCCGCAAGTCATTGATGTTCAGTGACGGAGGGGTTCCAGAGTGGAGTCACGCAACATCATTGCAACACTATTGCAACACAACAGCAGCTTGATGACTCAATGTTTATGCCTGAAATTACTACGTAATTCCAACAGCCAGACCCCACACGACACGGGGTACGGTGCGCCCCCACGGGGCGGGTATCATCAATATATATCCCCCAAAAATCACAGCCCCAATTTTTCACCAATGTGGATAAGTCAATGTCGGGTTTTTTGACAGTCAATGTCGGATATTTTGACACTAGTATAACTAAGCTTAGACTAAGCTTAACTAAGCTTATCCTTAACCCTTTACTTATACATGCAACATGACGACTAAATCGGAGAAGCGTGGCATTCGGATCAGCAAGCGGACGCCGGACGAAATTGCTGAATCGGGTGCTGAAGTACAGTTAACTAAAGTAGGCGCACGCAAGAAGCGTGTGGTGACCCGTGAAGGGGGTAAGGCGACGTTTGAAAGTGGAAAGAAGGTGGGAAGACCCCGCAAAGCCAAAACGCCGTCAGAAACGAAATTTGACCCCCTAACGGCTGATACGTCAAAGCCAAGTCCGGAACTGATCGAATATTCCGCGCAATTACATAATTTCCCCGAAATGTTCCTTGGCATCAAACCGTACCAGTGGCAGCACGACGTATTGAAGGCGATCAACAACAAGGAGTGTAAAGTAGCACTGAAAGCGGCGAATGGTTCCGGTAAGACGAGTATGGTGGCTGCGTGTGCGGTGATATGGCATTGCATGCGGTTTCCGGAAAGTACGTGTGTCACGACGGCTGGGGTGTTCCGTCAGGTGAAGGATCAGTTATTTCCTTACATCCGAAAGTACGTGAGTGGGTTGAATGGTGGCGAGGGGTGGACGGTGAACGCGACGGATGTCCGGTTTCAGAATGGAAGTAAGGCGATTGGGTTCAGTACGAGTGACGGGGGTCGTTTCGAGGGGTGGCACAGGACGGGGCCGTCGTCGAACTTGTTGATGATAGTGGACGAGGCGAAAACGGTTCCGGATTCCATCAGTGAAGCAATATCCCGCTGTCAGCCGAGTCGGCTGGTGTTGATGTCATCGCCTGGGGCTACGGACGGCTTTTTTTACCGAGCGTTTACGAAAGAAGCGCACATGTGGGATACGTTTACATGCACCTCGTATGACTGTCCGCACATACCGGAAAGCTGGATAAATGAGCAGTTTGACCGCTATGGCAAGGATCATCCGTTGGTGCGGTCGATGGTGTTTGGTGAGTTCATGGACATTGGCGAGGAGTCGGTGGTCGTGCCGTACAATTCGTTGCAGCATTGTTTGACGAATCCACCGACACATATCGGACAGGAAAAAACTGCCTTTTGTGACTTTGCAGCGGGTGGAGACGAGAACGTGCTGGCGATCCGAGTCGGAAACAAAATCGACAAGATGCTTTGCTGGACGGAGCGGGACACGATGTCGGCTGTTGGGCGGTTCATTGTGGAGTTTCAGCGTAATGGACTGAAGCCGGAGGATATTTATGCGGATGCCGGTGGATTGGGTATTCCGATGTGTGACGCTTTAGCGGAAGCGGGATGGGACGTGCATCGAGTGAACAACGGGGAACGTGCATTTGATGACAGGCACTTCGCCAATCGAGGTGCTGAAATATGGTTTAAAGCCGCACGGGCCATTGAGTTGTGTGAAATCATTTTACCGGATGACGATTTGCTGCATTCCCAACTGACGACGCGCCGGACGAAACACAACAGTAAGGGGAAATTGCAGTTGGAACCGAAAGACCAAATGCGGAGTCGTGGACTCCCCTCCCCTGACCGTGCGGATGCGGTGCTGGGAGCCATATCGTGTGGTGGCGCTGGGTCAGCATTGCAGTTGGAGCCGCGACCGAGCTTCATGGAAGCGTTGAGTGAAATGGAACCGGTTGGCATGGAGTTAGACAGTGGATTCAATGCGGGGTACTGATGGAACGGCGGCATGGTGTTGTGTTGGCTGGGGAGATCCCAGCAACGGTTTTTACGTTAAGTCTCTGGACGCTTTAACCGCATGAATCAGTAGCCATGACCGCCAGTAGCTTTATATGAACGCGATATTCGTTTTACTCGCAAAAGTAGCTGACATGTTCGGCTCATGGTTTGGTGATCGCAAACAGAGACGTGAAGATAAAAAGACGGATCGCACCGCCGAAATACATTCCGATAACGCTGCTGCCATTGATGCTGCTTTGGACGGGATGTCGGACGGTGGATCATCCGGTGACGCGGCTGACTGACGGGAATGTCAAACGGCTGATGGAACAACCGGAATTTAGTGACGTGCAACAGTCTACCCAGACGGTAAAACGCTGGGCGCGGGAGGCGCTGCACACTGTAAATGATTTGGAGTACCAATTGAGAAATGTACGAGAGCAGAAATGACATGTTTGAGGCGGTTCTGGAAAACATCCATGACCGCGCTAAATGGGAGCGACGACAGGGACTTTATTACCAAATGCGGCATGACGGGCTGCGACGTAAAAATAAGCCATTTCCTGGTGCTTCCGACTTACACTTTCCACTTATTGACACGTCAATCGCAAAACTTAAACCGTTTTATTATCAGCAAATAACGGGACGCGATACGTTGTGTTCGTTTGTTCCGATGCGCCAGCAACTGGCTCCGTTGACCACTGCGGTCGAGCGCTGGTTTGATTATCACATCAAGGAGAAAAGTAACTTTCAAGAGGAGGCGCTGACATGGATTGACCACATGCTGATGACCGGTCACTCCGTCATCAAGGTGTTTTGGGATGACGACAACAAGCGCTGCAAGTTTGAGGCGGTTGACCCGCTGTACTGGATAGTTCCGGATTACACATCCAAGTTGGAAGAAGCTGATTGGATGGTGCAAATCATGCCGATGAGTGTCAGTGCCTACTTGCGTGACGAGCGGTATGACCATTCGGTGATCGATAAAATTCGCGGCGATGGTCGTGATGAAAACACCAATTCAACTTATCGCGATAACGAGAAGTTCATGCGCGAGGGACTGACGTACAGTGACAACGATGAAATGGTCATCGTATGGGAACACTGGAAGCGGGATGAGGATGGTAGCTGGATGGTATGCACCTATTCGCCCGTGCTGCCGGATCACGATTTGCGTCCGGTGATGAAGCTGCCATATCGGCACGGTGATGCGCCGTTCGTCGATGCCGCTTACGAGATGAAGGACAAGGGCTGGTATTCAAGCCGTGGCATTCCGGAATTGGTAGCACCGGAAGAAGCGTACTTGAACAAGCTGATGAACGGTAAGGCTGATTCAATTACTTTTTACAACAGCCCAATGTTCCGCAGTGAACGCGACATCCCGAACAGCAGCAACATACGCTTTCGACCGGGGCAAATACTGCCATACGGATTGCAGCCGGTGGGGATGCCGCAGCCTCCAATCAGTTGGGAACAGGAGATTGTGCAGACGCGCATGATTGCTGAACAGCGTTTGGCGATGCCGGATTTCGGGATGGGTCAAATGATCAACACCCGCGAGCGACGAACTGCCACTGAAGTAAATGCAATTGGTGGCATGATGGAGCGCAGTGTGGATTTGCGTGCGCGGATATTCCGCTTGGCGCTGGCCCGTGTGTACCGTCAGGCATATTCGCTTTATTTGCAGTACTCACCGCAAAACTTGATGTTCCGGTATTTGGAAGATGCCACCAGCTTGCAAGCCGATGCGTTGCATGACGACTACACGATTGAACCGAAAGGCGGTGTGGACGGCGTGGATCGTACCATGCTGATGCAGCGTGCAATCATGCGGAAACAATTGATGGCGCAGTCACCGTGGATTGACCAAATCGAATTGGATAAATCCATACTGGAACTGGACGACCCAAGTCTGGTCAAGCGGCTGGTGCGTGATCCGCAATTCAAGGCTGCGGATGAAGCGGAAGACGAGGCGCACAACATTCCGATCATGGAACGGGGTTACACGCCGGTTCCGAATCAAGGCGACAGCGCAGCCGAACGCTTGCCGGTGTTACTCGATTACATCAATCGAATGAGCCAGCAGGGGCAACAGTTCCCGCCGGAAGCACAACAGGCATTCGTCAGCCGCATAAACACTTTACTGGAGCAGCTTGAGCAAATTGATCCCAACTCCGCTCGACAACTCCGGAAACAATTAGATGATGCTTACTCAAGAGACACACAAGCGGGTGCTGACCCAAATGGCCAAGCCGTTGCGATGGGTCAACCAGCCCAAATGGGAGCCGGATGATGAAAAGGCGTTGCTTACTTTTTTCCGCACTAAAAGCGGTAAGAAACTAAAAGCATGGATGCTGAACGCAGCATTACAGCACAACGCCACGGCTACCGAATGCAGTGGGGAGCTTGCGTGGAAAGCGGGGTATGCTAATGGATTTCGTGGGGCAATTGCGACATTGGATGCGCTGATGTCCCAACCCGAAACATCGGAGCCGGACGCTGCTGATGATTTCGATTACTTGCGTCCATAACTACAGTGCTGAACTGGTGCGATCAGTACTGAACCAAAGCGCCACTACAGCGTGCAACGTATGCGATGCATGGCTGAATTGAAGCATACAAACAAATGGCTGAAAAAGAGACGACGATGGATGAGCTTACCGCAATTGCGAAAGCGATGGACAGCGGTAAGAGCTTGGATGAGGCGAGGGAAAGTTATGTTCCAGCGCCACCGGAACCAGAAGCGGAAGCAGTAGCGGAACCGGAAACACAAGCTGATCCACCGCCGGAACCGGAACAGCCGAAACAGGATGAGTCCGCGTCGAGTGACG